AAAGGGCAAGAAGCGAACAAAGACAAACTCAAACAGTTCTTATTGGATATCAACGACGACGAAGACTTTCTTCAATTCCTCAGAGGGGTAGCAGATGACCTTGACATCTATGGTGAGGCATATGTTGAAATAATCTTAGGCTCAGATGGACTTCCGGCGCAGCTCGTTAGCATCGATTGTATCACCATGACCTATGAACTTGACCCACATGGCAATGTCACTGAATACACTCAAACGCTCGTCAAGTCCAATAGAACCATCAAGTTCAAACCTGAACAAATTATCAGATGGTGGTTTCCCTCCAAACGCGCGCGCAAGGTAGCATTCTCCCCCATAGAAAAGATGGTCAATCCAACCTATGCTGATAAGTCGATGGTTGATTGGGTACACATGTTTTTCAAAAAAGGCACACGACCAAGTACCTGGATTAAACTTGGCGATGATAGCGATATAGACGATGCCAGGCAATACTTGAAGTTCTACAAAGAGAACTACACAGGAGCGCAAAACGCACACACGCCACAGATAGCCTATGGGGGAGCTGAGATCAACGAATACGGCAAAGGTAGCATTGATGTTGACTTTGGCAAAGGTCGGCTGTTTACCAGGGAAGAAGTTCTAGCAGGCTATGGTGTGCCTCCGGCCTGTATCGGCATTATCGAATCAGGCAATATTGGCAGTGGCACAGGGGAAGATCAAGATAAGGCTTTAAGAAATAATACCGTTGACCCTTTGAAACAATTGATCTTAGAAAAACTGAATAGGCGTATCGTAGTCGGGGCATTTGGGATAACAGATTGGATTGTCACAACCAAGTATGCTGACTACCGCTCAGATGTTGAGATATCCGAAGTGCAATCAAAGCGTATCTTCTCAGGTATCAGCACACCGAATCAGGAACGCATAGATTCAGGCAAAGCTCCATATCCAGAGACAGGTGATACACCTGTGATTGTTGCAGGCCGTGAAATCATACCTCTTGACCGATTAGACGATCTTTCAGATGAGCAGAGGCAAGCGGCGCAAGTACAGATTGATACCTCGAAAGCAGCACTTGACATGGCTCAAACACAAGCCGACAAAGCTAAGCATCCTGACCCTGTAGCCCCCGCTTTGCCAAATGGACAAAACAATAATCAACCTCCTATGAAAGCAGGGCAAGTGCCAGGTGCAGCGATAGCGCAAGGCACGCGGGCAGGAGAAAGCGCAAAGCAAGAACAAACAGGTATCATGGTAGCGTTTATGCTTGATGCTCAAACAGCTTCTAAGCTTGCTATTCCAGGTGGCGAATCACCTGAAGATATGCATGTGACACTAGCATATCTTGGTGATAAGTCAGATTTTCAAGGCGATGTAACCAAACTCAAAAAGGAACTAGCATCATTTGCATCTGAAGCCATACCATTGAAAGGTGAAACGGGCAAGATAGGACGGTTTGAGCCATCGGACAGTTCAGATAATAAGTCCCCAATTATTGCATCTGTACATGTTCCAGGGTTACAGAAGTGGCGCGCTTCACTTGTGAAGCGTATTGAGAGCACAGGCGCTACTGCCGCAAATGATTTTGAATATACACCACATATCACCTTGGATTATATTGATGCTAATGCGCCATCTCCTATTAAGGATGTGTCTGCTATTCCACTTGCTTTTGATATGCTTTGGTTGTGCGTTGGAGATGATAGAACATCATTCAAGGTTGGGGATGAACAATATTCAGATGATGCTAAAGAAAGTATATCATTCACTAAACAGCAACAGTTTGGCATAGGCGCATGGCAACAAGCCGATCCTATCACTCAGCAACGATTAACTGATATGCGAGAGCGTAGAGTGAAAGCGTTGAAATGGAAACCAGGCAAGAATGCCTGTTATGCTTGTACGATGAATAGCGGTGCTATCGTTGCATTAGGCGAATCGTTTCCGAGTGGCGCATTGATAGCCCCCTGCCATGATGGATGTGAGTGTGAAGTAGAAGAAATATTTCTTGAAGAGGGAAGTCAATGATCTTTTTTCGTGAAAGCCTCCGACAATGGAGGCAACCAGTACCCGAACAGCTCACATGCGAACAAGAGTTAGAAAAGGCTTTAATGGTCTATATCAAAGCCCATCTGAAAGGACATGAATATACAGATGGACAACGGATAGATGATGTAGCTATACATCAGGTAGCAACGTACTTACAGCAAGCGCAGGTACTCGGTAAACAATATGCTGCGAGGTACGTAGAATTACCTATACATAGTCAAGAGGCAGTGATAGGTGCTGAGATTGGCGTTTCGTTATTAGATCGAGCGAAGAATCTGATTCAAAGAGCCTTGACATGGGCAAAGGATTTATTTGCTTCAAAAGTTGACGCATTAGGGGATGATGCCAGTTCAGATGATATTGAAAGCGCAATAGAGGACGTTGCTGAAAATGTAGCTGAAACACTCGGACTCACAGAAATTCAAAGTATCGTTGAAGAGACGGTTCAGAGTGAATTTGTAGCAGCTGGCATAGGGCAAATTGAAGCAGTCAATGAGCCAGGGGCATGTGCGATGTGTGTCGCCAATGCCGATGCAGGGCCAATTAATATCGGTGATACATTTCCAAGCGGTGATACAAATACGCCATTTCATGATAGATGTCGATGCCACACAGTACCTGCTGGAACTGGAGGATAAATGGAAGAAATCGAGATTCAGAAAACAATCAATGGCATGGGTTTTATCGCTAAGCCGGAAGTAAAGATATTGGAAGCTGTAAAGTTTTCCAATGGGAAAATTGCCTATCTTGACGGGCAGACTGTCCGTTCATTGGATAGTGAATCGGCTTTTGAAGAGTATCCTAATCTTACTGTTGTGAAAAAGGCAAAGAAGCATAAACAAAAATGAAACGCTTTTCTATGCCTTGCGTTTATGGCTATGGTTTGCAGCGCGTGGAAGTAACACAGAGCCGTTTCCATGGTTTTTACAGCAATACGATATCAGAGAAGCAAATTTTAGAGGGGGAAGATATTTGAGCATAGACAAGAAAGAACCTCAACCTATCATGTTTCCTGGAACACAAATCGGTATTTTAGATGCTAGCAACAGGCGTCTCACACGCGAGGATGTGCAACGTATCGTCTTTGAAAAAGTAAGTGAAATGCTCTATTGCTTGTTGCGTTCCGAGGAAGAGATAAGCATTTCCAGTATGAGCTTTGCAGATTTTGACGCATTCTTGCAGCGTGTGATGTGTACAACGGAAGAGGTATGAATGCCAGTTGATCTTATCGCGCTTTATTTAAATCTCTTTACTCAATGCCAGCAATCAGCAGATGGTATTTATGAATGTGACACTAATCGCTTTTACCGAGATACAGGATTTACCACATTCAATGTGCTCTCTCCACTCATGAAAAATGGCTCTATTGAAGTCAAGCTTGTTGGCAAAAAGCATCCTGACGAGTTGTATCATATCACGGTCAAAGAGGAATTAAGATGAGTGAAACTGTGCGCTATATGCTTATGAGTGCTGGACTGAATGAATTATCAGAAGAGCAAACTAGATTTATAGAAAATCATCCACATCCAGAGGAAATAATTGCATTGCTTATTCAGTACCGAGATGAAGCAATGAGCAAAAAGACATATACGATTGAAGATATTGCAAAAAGTTTTGATCTTGCTATGAGAATTGTAAAGGAATCAAAGCTACATGAGTAAAAAAGTCGAGCAGCGTATAGAATGCGAGTCAGGCAAGCTCTTATTTCGTGTCACACTTGACGGTATCAAGGTATGGTGTGAAAAGCATAGGCGTGAAGAATTGTACACCTGGGGACAATTGCAAGCCATGAGAGAGCAAGTTTTAAGTGTTTTATCGTATTGTGCCTAGTTTGCTTGCTTTTCCTCTTCCATAAAAATCCTTTCTTTTCCGCTTTTCGTATCGCGCGATAGAATATATCTATAGGTGGTATCTTGTACAGATTGCAATGGTACTCCTTACGGGGGAGATACCTCTGGCCTGACACTCGAATGATCGGGTTGTCTGTTTCCCACAAGACCACATGTACAGATTGGCAAGGTAAGCAGCAATGCTTCCGGTGCGTAGAGCTTGTGCCGTCCTTTCTGTATGGGCCGCTAAACTACGTATGTTGTATGGGTAGCACCCAGATGTTCAGCCGGCCTACCGTATCCACTCTTGCTGAGTGAGATGCAAGCTCATCCTCTAAAGGGGATTGAGTAGTTGACATACTGTATATTTATACTGTATATTTATCTTAATTAATACTCTACGACCAATCTTAAAGCCATAGAGCTTTGTCAAGAGAACCCTTTGAGGTCAACTGAAAAGGGTTCTCTCTTTTTATGGCAAAAATAGCAAAAAAGCTCCTGAATGTCTATGAAGCGAAATGGACGAGTGCATTAAAGGCGGCTTATTTCAAGTCACATCCTGAAAATTGTGCTGGCCCTGATGGTTCATACCCTATTAGAGATGCTTCAGATGTTGGGGATGCATGGGACTTAGCAGGTCATGCTGCAAATCCCGATGAAGTACGAGCAAGAATTAAATCTATTGCAAAACGACTAGGTTTCACATCTGGTTTGCCAGATACCGCAAAAGAAAGTATCACCCTCACTGAAACATCCTCAACTGAATCCGCTCCATTTACTCCCAAGGCTAGAGTAGCCACATTTAAAACCAAGTTTTTGAGTGATGGTGCTCAATCTCGCAATAAGCGTGTCTATCCACAGGAAGCGGTTGATAGGCTTGTTCATTCAGGGCAATTAGCACTAGAAACTCCTGGTTCAGATCCATTGACCTGTTATATCTCACATGGTGAAGCTGATAATGACAACTCCTTGAAGCTTGCAGGCAAGATCACAAAAGTATGGAAGTTTGGGAGTGATGCCTGGGCAAACATCGAAATGCCAGATACTACCACAGGTCGTGAATCTGCAGCTCTTGCTAAGTTTGGCTATCTCAAAACTTCACTGAGAGCAACAGGCGCGGAACTACGCCAATCAAAAAGCGGGGGAATGCCT